CTAGGTATCTATCATTCAGGTCGCGTGCGAGTTATCCCAATTAACCCAGCACACTGTTTTCCTGAGTACCACCCTCACGACCGTGACCGTCTTTTGCGTTTTAAACTTAAGTACCGCTTTTGGGGAACTTCTTCTGAAGGTACTCGCCAGGTCTACACCTTTACTGAAATCCTTACAGATGACACAGTTGAGCAGTACATTAACGACGAGTTAATTGACCAATACCCTAATCCTATTGGTGTTATTCCGATTGTTCACATTCCTAATATGACTATCTCGTCATCACCTTGGGGACAGTCAGACATCTGGGACATCATTCCGCTTAACCGTGAATTGAACGAAAAAATGACCGAAGTATCGGACATCATTAACTATCACGCTGCTCCTGTAACAATCATTACCGGTGCTAAGGCAAGCCAATTAGAACGTGGACCCAAGAAGGTTTGGGCTGGTCTTCCTAAAGAAGCCAATGTATTTAACCTTGAATCCAGCGGAAACATGGCTGGGGCTTTGGAATACATTACGTTTATTAAACGTTCTATGCATGAAATTACTGGCGTACCTGAAACAGCACTTGGGCAGTTCCAGCCAGTGTCTAATACATCAGGCGTAGCTTTGGCTATTCAATACCAGCCAATGATGAACCGTTTCCATATGAAACGTATTCACTTTACAAAAGGCCTTGAAAAGATTAACGAAGTTATTATTCGTACAGTTGCTGTATTTGAACCAGAATTGCTTGTGTATGATCCTTCAAAATCTGAGCAACCAGAACCAGACCAATTAACTCAACTAGACCCAGCAGATCCACTTACCTATAGAACTACTGTTCATTGGCCTGAGCCGCTTCCTGTTGATGTTCTTATCAAGCTTAACGAAGCTCAAGCCAAAATGGCAATGGGCCTTGAATCTAAAGAGGGAGCAATGCGCCTTCTTGGTGAAGAATTCCCAAGAGAGAAGCTTGCTGAAATCTTTGAAGAATTGCGAGATGATGCACTTGAGCAGGGAGCACTAGACATGCTTCGTGCACAAATAAATCAAGCTGTAATGCTTGCAACCGGATTGTTACCCGGACCTAATGGCAGCAGCACTCCTGCTCCAGATGGTAATGTAACAAGCGCAGGAGAACCTCAAGAACAGCAAGGCCCCTTACCGGGCACTGCTGCAACAGGTGGTCCTGCAGATGTTATGATTAACAATATAGTTGCAAAGGCATATGGAGCTAGGCTCGCCCAGCGTCGTGTGCCAGACGAAGAATAATCTGTTTTTATAAATTTGAGAAAAGATAAGCCCAACCAATAGGAGTCCAGCAATGTCAATGCAAGCCAATGAAGACGGTATCCAAGTTCCTGTAGATGAGGCCCCGGCCCCTGTACAGAGCCCACGACCCGAAGAGAAATACTTTTCTGAAGAAGAAGTCCAGAAGATTCGTCAGCAAGAAAAGGGCAAGATGTACAAGCGTCTAGAAGATGCCGATACGCGTGTTAAGACCATGGAAGAACAACTTTCAGTTTTGAGTCGTGAGCGTGAATCAGCTATTAAAGATGCCGAAACTCGTGCTCGCAAAGAAGCTGAATTACTTCGTCAGCGAGAAGTTGAGGAAATGTCTGCCAAGGATCTTCTTCTAAAAAGAGAAGATGAATTCAACCAACGAATTAATCAGGTGGAAGAAGAGTGGGGTCAGAAGTTTTCTGATCTTGAAAAGCAGCGCCAAGCGCAAGACGCTATGCTCGAAAAAGAGCGTCAAATGCAACAGCTTGAGTCCTACCGTCAGCGGAGAATCCAAGCCGAGCAAGAAAATATTATTCCAGAACTGATTGACTTGGTAACTGGTAATAGTGAAGAAGATATCGAGAATAGCATTAAAGTACTTCGTGAACGGAGTAGTGCTATAATTGAAGCAATCCAGAGAACGAGTCAGCCAGCTCGTCCTAGGGGATCGCAGGTAACTGCGCCCCCAACTGGGCCAATGGATAACCAACAGGAATACCAGACGTTAAGTGCGGAAGACATCCGTAACATGCCGATGGATCAATATGTCAAGATGCGTGACCGGCTATTACAGGCTCGATCCCCCCGGGGTCGTTTCTAATTTAACTAAACCAACAACCCAATCCATCGGAGGATATTAATATGGCATTACCCGCCCCACAAGGAGGTGCGATTACCGGAGCAGGTCTTGGTTCAATTACCACGACCGGTTACTCCAGTGACGCAACCCTTTCACCCGCAATCCAGCAAATTTGGTCCAAGGAAATCTTGTTCCAGGCTATGCCGGTTCTTCGCTTTGAACAGTTCGCTGTTAAGAAGACCGAGCTTGGCGTTCAGCCTGGTTTGACCATCAACTTCATGCGTTACACCAACCTTGGAGTTAACGAAACCACAGGAGCTACCTTGTCAGAAGGTGTGCGTATGGAGCCGGTTGCCCTTTCGGCCAGCCAGATCCAGATCACAGTGACTGAACACGGTCAGGCTGTCGCCGTTACCGAATTGTTGCTCAACGCAGCATTTGATGACGTCATGGCTTCGTCTTCACGTTTGCTCGGTCGCCACATGGCACAGAGCATGGACATCCAGGCCCGTAACACCCTCTACGCAAACGGTGTTCCGTTCGCTGGTGGTTCAGCAGTAGCCCCGAACGTTGTCTTTGGTCGCAAGACCTTGGGTTCAACCCGTGGCTCAATTGCTCCGTACGACGCTGGTGTTTTGGGAAGCGCAAGCTCACCCGGCTACCTCAGCCCCGCATCAATCAAGGACGCAGTTGAAGTCCTTGCTGGTCAGAACATCCCTCGTTTGGGCGACACCTACGTGTGTTTCGTCCACCCGTCGCAGAGCCGCTCGCTCCGTGACTGGCCGGAATTCATTGAAGTCACGAAGTACGCCGCTCCCGGCAACTTCATGCTCGGTGAAATCGGTCGTTTGTACGACGTAGTGTTCATTGAAACCACCCAGGTCAAGCAGGGTCTTACGATCCCGGCTGACTTGGACTCAGTGACCGCAGGCGCTCAGGCTCCTGACGCGTCGTCATTCAGCGCAATTATGATCGGTGACAACTCATTTGGTCATGCTATTGCCCTCCCAGTTGAACTCCGTGACGGCGGTGTCATTGACTTCGGTCGTGAGCACGGCTTGGCATGGTATGCAATTTGGGGCTTTGGTGTTATCACGCACGAATCGCGTGTGATTATCAACACCAAGGGTGGAGCAATTGGCTCAACCTGAGTTGACATCAATAATGATGTAGTATTGTGGGGGTGGGAAACCACCCCCACTTTATTTTTACCACTGAACAAGGAGTAGCAATGGCCGTTAAGAAACAAGTCCCACAAGTTTTTGTTGATGAGTCTACAGATGACGAAGGCGAAGATAGTGCAGTAATTGAGGAGCCCGTAGTTGTAATGGCTAAGGATTCCGATGTAGTGAGTGCACGAGTTAAGGGTACATGGAAGATGTACTGGGGAACTCAAAGTTTTGATTTTGTTGATGGTAAGCGTTATAACTTGCCAAAGGAATTGTTTGCGTATTTGCGCAATAGTGGAAACATCTACGACACCCTCTGAGGTTTTAAATGCCCTATGTAGTTCCTAATGCTGTTGATACAGTAACTAACCCCAAGTACCTCACTCTTGATCAAGCCGAACCAGATTCACTTGACTTTGAGGTACTTGGGGATAACACTACTGGTGTAATTTTTGATTGTGAAGTCACGTATCAGGCATCTATTGGTGGTCTGGCAGTAGACGTTAACGCTGGGGTAGTTTTGTTAAAAGGCACTGTTTACACAGTGCAAACAAACTCCGCTTTGGCACTTTCAACTGGATTGAGTGCCGACCCAACATTTGAACTAGTTGTAGCTAGGTTAACTAGTGGCGTAATGGTCCCGACAGTTTTGCTTGGTACCTCTAGTGCTACAAACCCAGCTTTTCCAACTTCATTAAGTAGCAGCATTACTACTTCTGCGTCGTCGTTTAACCCCGCTACAGATGTTTTGTTAGCAGCAGTTTACCGAAATGGTAGCACGGCTATTACTGAAAAGAACATTGTTGACAAACGTAAACTGGTGCAAACTGCTATCCCTTATCGTTCTTCTAGTGCACCTTTAACTACTGATGGTAGCCAAGGTGACTTGTATTTTCGTACAGGAACTTTGCCTAATGGAGAATCTGGCCTTTACGTTAAAAAGGATAGTTCTACCTGGGTCCAGCTTGCAACAGCACCTGTGTCTCCTGGAGTACCTATTGGTACGGTAATTACTTGGGTTGTATCTACACCACCAGACGCCTCTCTATGGCTTGAATGCAACGGTAATACTGCATCTATTAGCACATATCAAACTCTTTCTGACTTGCTTGGTACCACTTACGGTCCAAAAGATGTAAGCACTTTTACACTTCCTAACTTTGCAGGAATGTATTTAGCTGGACAGCCGTCTTCAGCTTCTGCTGGAGTAATTGGAACAGCGGATGGCAATGTAAACCATGAAGTTAAATTGGTTTCAAATAACTTGCCTTTACACCAACACGGTATTGACCATGGCCACGCAGGTGGATCTACTGGCAACGCTGGTGGCCACGACCACGGTACCGGTGTTACTGGCGAGGACTTTGCAACACGTCGTCAGACCTACGCTGAAGCTGGTACACAGCGATATGTAGCTCCTACCGACTCTGGTGGCCTTACAACACCTTCAGATGGTTTTGCTGACAAGTATGTACTTGCTGCCGGTGAACTACCGATTCAGGGCATGTCTATGTTTTGGGTTGGAAGAACTGCTTTTCAACCAGATCATGCCCACACCAATGTCAGTGTTCCAACTACGAGTGGCTTACTGTCTGCTGCGGCTGGTTTAACTACACCAATTGCAGTAGATATCCAACCTCGGACAATGTACGTAAAGTATTACATTAGGGCGCTATGAACCTAGATAAGCCTACTAATATCCCAGCAGCACAAGTGCTTTTAAAGCGGTCAACTGATGTAGCACGGCACCGAGAACAACAACCTGCGTATAACCAGCCAACCCAAGACACCCTCCCCGGTGTTAGCTCTAACGATTCGTAGTAAACTACTTACGTGGCTACTCTTGAAGACATCAAAACAATTGCACGAACTTACCTTCGTGACTTCCCAAGGTTTTTCCAGACAACTTTTGATATTTCTGGCCGCACCTACGAACTTGGGCACACCAACGTAGATGCTTCTACTATTTGGGTTGCAAGGTATGTAGTAAATGGTGCAACTACCGAACTAACCCCTTCTGACTACTCTCTTGATGAGCGCAATGGTGTTTTGCGTTTGGCAACATTGCCGGCGGCAAATACTAAACTTCTTATTGAAGGGTACTACTACGAGTGGGTTACCCCCACTGACTTGGACTTTTATACTAGGCGGGCGGTTGAAAAACACGTTCATAATTTAAACCTAGCTATTGACCAACTGTCTGATGTTGTAATCAACGCTATTGGTATAGCAGCCATTACAGAGTGCTTATGGGCTCTTATGACTGAATACAGTCGTGATATTGATGTTATTACATCTGAATCAGTCCACATCCCTGCCAGTCAGCGTTTTAGGATGGTTCAAGGACTTTTGGCTCAATGGGAAGCTGAATACAAGCGTCACGCCACAGCCCTAAACATTGGGTTTGACAGGCTTGAGGTATTTAACCTTCGTAGGGTTTCTAGAAACACCAACAGGCTTGTGCCTTTGTACAAATCCAAAGAACTGGGTGACTTCTCGCCAATGGAACGCCTGTGGCCTGAAATTGACAGTGGAATTGTTGACTCTGAAATTAAGGGTGACAATTTGCGAGAAACAGTGTATGTTGATACCACTCCGCCATCTGGTCAAACCACGAGTGCTTATTACTAATGGACGTACGCCGAGAGCTTGATTTAATTAACAAGCACTTTCGCAGGCATCGTGAAATTGCTAGCGAAGCTGTAACTTGGTATGAGTTTTTGCCATTAGGCTCATCTAGCGCAGGAAGCATCTATGATGATGTGTACGACGAAGGCGTCAAGGGTGCTGGCGGTAAAAGCTACGGACCTGGTATTACCTTACCCGTTATGTTGGTTAGTGAAACCGAAGATCAACGGCGGTCAATCCCAGAGGGTCGTCAAGTTGTCCAAACAATTGACATGTTTATTGCAATTAAAGACATGCGAGAAGCGGGGATATCTGCCCCATGGGAATACCGTTACCATTTAAATGACATGTTTGTCTACGATGGCCGTTATTACCAAGTGTTTGATTATAAGGTTAGAGGCCGTTTGAAAGACGATGTGTTTGTATTGGTTCAAGGTATTGAAATATACATAAACCAAGAATACACAAACGATCCAGGCATCCCAGCATTGGTTACCACCAACTACCCATGGCCAGCACAGCTTCCCAGTTTAGGCTAAAATAAAAGTAACTCAACGTGCGTTGAGGGCCTACCGCCTAGAACTTTGGAGAATTGCCATGCAAAAGGCCAATTCACAACCTGCTTCATCCCAGAGTTCTGCACCTTTTTTTGATCCCAAATCTTTTGCTACCGGATGCGTTGAAATTGTTCAAGCATTGCAAGAAGATTTTAAAACTGCTGCTAAAAGGGCTACACGTGAGTACCAAAAGCGTATTCGTTCCGAAGCAGCTAGTGACAAATCATGGGCACCTTTTGCAAACAATCTATATGTAACTTTTGATGAAAAAAACAACAAAGTTGTTGTTGGTGTTAATGGTACAGACGATCTTTTAGATAAAATTGCAGAAGTTGAGTATGGCACTGGAGTTGTACCACCTGCACCTTTATATCGTAAATTTACAACAGAGTCAGCCCAAGAAGTTCAGCTACTTGTAAATAAGTACAGCCGATGACTAATCAGGGATTCCTCCTTGCTGAAGACGCTGCAATTAAAAGGCGTTTATCAAACATTTCTGTTTCTGATGATCGAAATGCCACGCGTATTGCCAAAGTCTTTTTCCGCTACCCAGAAGGTGAAACAGAAAAAGAATACCCTTTTATAACAATTGAAAATGTTGGATTACAACACGACCGATCCCGTCAGCTTTCTGAAACTAATTACTATTTTTCTAACGCTGCTGGTGCTTCTTTATCTCCAGATTATGTTAATTATTACCCTTCAGAATTAGATAATTCTGGCATGACAACGGCACTTGGTGCTGGCAATTTCCTTAAAATGGAATCATTTGTTCCAGTTATGCTTACTTATCAAATTTCTACGTATGCCAGAACTGCTCTACATGACAGGCAATTAACTTCTAAAATGTTACGCAGGGTAACCCCATTCCGTCGTGGGTTTATTGATGTTCCTGAAGACGGTACAATTCGTCGTTTTGATCTTTTGTCATGGGGTAACTCGGACCTTCTTGACGGAGAAACTGGATATCGTAAGCGTATATTTAGGAAAGTGTACACAGTACAAATGTCTGCTGAGATACCTACATCCGACCTTGCCGCAGTCAAGCAAGTTACATCGGTTGTTGGTAGTATTAATAACGCAGATAACGAGAATCCCACAATATTCACCCACTCGTTTTCGGAGGATTTTTAATGGCAACTTATACAAACCCAGGTGTGTACGTTAGTGAATCAACATTGGTTAACAACGTACAACGTGCAAATACGGCCCAGTCAGTTGCAGTCTTCATTGGCACTGCACCTCGTGGTCCCATGACTCCTACGTTGATTAACTCATGGAGTGGATTTAAAGCTTTATACGGAGATATCACGTTAGATAACGAGCTGGGTTACTCTGTTTATCATTACTTTGCTAACGGTGGTCGTGATGCTTATATCATCCGCACCTTGCACACCTCAGGTACTGCCCCGCTAGCTCGTTCTGCTTCCTCATACATTCAGTATTTCCCGGCTGGAAGTGGAAGTAGCGTTGGTGCTTCAGTAATGTTTACCGCTACTGCAGCAAACCCCGGTGCATGGGGTACTGGTTTAACTGTTACTACTTCAAGCAGCCCCGCTGCCCCATCTAATGCAACTTCTTCATACCCAACGTTTAACGTTTCTGTAAAACTTAACGCAGTTGAAGTTGAAAACTGGAACGAAGTTTCATTAAATCCCGCAAACAACCGTTACCTCCTTGATGTAGTTAACACTTATTCAAAGTACATCACTGTTGCCTCACCTGCTGGAGCAACAGTTGGTTGGGCAATTAAAGAAGATGTTGCTGACATTTTTACTTTTAATGCCTACTCAACTCCTTTTGGATCTACTACAATTTCTGCCAGCGTAGCTACCAATGGTACAGATGTTGATGTCGCAGATTACCAAGCTGCAATTACAAAGGTTGATGCAATCCAAGGTTCTTTGCTTCTCAATGCACCTGGACAAACTAACTCAAGTGTTGTTACTTCCTTGCTAAACACAGCAGAAGCTCGCGGTGATTCATTTGTAATCATTGACCCTGCAGCCAGTGGTACTACTTTTAATGGTGTTACTGGCGCTATTGCTTCGTATCCTAAGTCTTCTTACGGCGCAGTCTATTACCCGCAATTGGTTATGGCTGACCCAACAAAAACTGGGCCTGCTGCAGTGCGCAATACCTTCCCAGGTGGTGCTGTTGCTGGCGCATATATTCGTAGTGAAGTAGCTCGCACGGTTGCAAAAGCACCTGCCGGTTATGACTTAGATATTCGTAATGCTTTGGGCCTTACTGGTTCGTTTACCGAGTCAGAAGCTGGTTCATTGTATGACACCCACAACGTTAACTTGTTTAAAACAATCCCAGGAGCTGGCATTGTAATTAACGGTGCTCGTACAATGAGCAAGGCTACTCCCGCAAAATACATCCCAATTCGTCGTTCACTAAACTACTTAAAGCAAGCACTTAAAGCAGAAACAGCTTTTGCAGTGTTTGAACCCAACGATGAGCGTTTGTGGACTCGCATTAACATGAACGTATCTTCGTTGCTTAGCGAATTTTGGCGTTCGGGTGGCTTAAAGGGCGCTAATGCTAACCAAGCGTTCTACATCGTTTGTAACAGTACTAATAACACGTCTACGACGATTAACAATGGGGAAGTACATGTTGAGGTTGGAGTTGCCTTGCAATACCCAGCCGAATTTATTGTTATCAATCTAAGCCAATGGACCGGTGGCTCTAACACCGTTTCGACCCTCTGATAGGAGAATTATAAATGGCACGTTCTACTGTTACCGATCCGGTTCGTAACTTTAAATTCCAAGTTTCAATTGTTGCTAGTGGCGCTCTTGGTACAGCAGCAAAAGGGCTAGACAAACTTGGATTTGCAGTTATGTCTGGCCTTTCTGTACAAAATGAAATGGTTGGATACCGCGAAGGTGGAATGAATACTCACCCACACAAGTTTATTGGTCAATCCGACTTTGCACCTGTTACTTTTAGTCGTGGTGTGTTTTCTGGTCAAGACCAAATGTACGCTTGGCAGCAGTTCCTTCATTCTTGGAACCAAGCTTCTAGCGGTTCATCAAGTGGTGAACTAACCGCAAAAGGAAACGATTATCGTTGCGACATCCTTGTAAAAATCTTTGATCATCCTATTTCTTCTGGTTCATACTCAAACCCAGGTGACGTTGACACTTCAAACATTGCTCCAGGAGATGCCCGCCTTGGTTTTAAACTTTTTAACTGTTTTCCCGGCGCTTATTCATTGAGCGACCTTAACGCGGCGGATAGTGGTTTGATGGTCCAACAAATGACCGTCCATCACGAAGGCTTTGTGGTAGCTTGGAACAAGGAAGATGTTGAAGCACTAGCTACATTAGGTGGCTAATTAACTATTAGGAGAAGTACTTGAGTACACAACAAGAAGCCAATTCGTTAAATCTAGCTATTTCAGATCCAGTACCATCTTTACAAGAACCAGAAAGCCCACTAGTTACCCTTCAGAGGGGCGTCATTGACTCCGAAACTGGAGAATGGCAAGTTGACGCTGAGGTTCGGGAAATGAACGGTGGCGACGAAGAGTACCTAGCTACCATTGAATCTAAAGGCAATATCACTTACGCCGAATACATGGCTGCCCTATTAAAACGAGCGGTTGTACGTATCGGTTCATGTGTTATTTCAGATAGTCCAGCTATTTTGGACACCATCACAATTGGTGATCGTGACATCCTATTTCTTGGGGTAATCAAAGCTACCTATGGTTCTTCAAAGAAGTTTCAAGCAACTTGCCCAAATTGCAACAAGAGCAATGATGTAGTTATGAGTTTAATTGACGATTTTCCAATTCAAGAACCAAATGTAAATTTACGTTCTACAATTACCAAAACTCTTAAAAACGGTAAAGTTGTAAAACTACGTTTACCCAATACTGGAGACAGCATCCACGTAGGTAAAAACAGTACGTTATCTGCTGTTCAAAACACTTTGATGCTTTCTAGATGTGCTGTTTGGGATGAATCTGATCGCCCAGCTAACGCTGAAGATTGGGCTAAATCACTTAACGTTGCAGATCGTAGTATGCTTGTAAATGCCTTGCTTAGTGTTGAAGCAGGGCCCAAAATTGAAGGGGTGAATATCCAATGCGCCCATTGTGGGGGAGACATCTCCGTAATGCTTGATTGGATATCCCTTTTACTTGGTTAATCTTAAATACACTTATTGGGAATACGAACTCATAGCCTCTGTTTACAAAGGGTTTAACCTTACGGATTTACGGTCAATGA